GCCCATGCGGCTGCAATAGAAACTTATATAGCTAATCATGTTGGACTAATAGAAGAAACAGAATATGGTAGCGTTTACTTTAATAAAACACTAAACGATTGGTCTAAGTTTAATATAAACAATCGGACTAAGCATGATGCTTCTATTAGCTCAGGTTTAGCTATAATGGCTTGTAATAAAAACTTATACAGGCCTGTTAAAAAAATTGGGAAAAAAGTCATTGACTTTGGATTTAAAAAATACAATAATACTGGATACACTTCAGAGTTGAAGAAAAATTAAAATAAACATATAATGCAGAACAAACCATCTAAAGGAATTTTTCCTAGTCAATCAGTGTTTGATATAGAAAAGTCCGGAAATGAATATGGTATGAAAGTGGCAAAAGCCATAGAATCTGAGTGGTTTAGAAAAGATAATGGTAGCGATAAGTACCAAGCTACTAAAGACAATTTTCATAGATTAAGATTGTATGCTCGGGGAGAGCAGTCTATACAAAAATATAAAGATGAGTTAGCCATAAATGGCGATTTATCTTATTTGAATTTAGACTGGAAGCCAGTGCCTATTATACCGAAGTTTGTTGACATAGTTGTGAACGGTATGTCTGATAGAGTTTTTGATATAAGAACTTACAGCCAAGATCCGGATTCTTTAAAACAAAAAACCGATTATGTAGAGTCTATGCTAAGAGACATGAATAATCGAATGCTTCTTGAAAAAATTGATGCCACAACAGGCATTAATATGTTTAAGAACGATCCTAAAGAATTACCGCAAACAAAAGAAGAGCTATCAGTAAAGATGCAGCTTGAATATAAGCCATCTATAGAAATTGCCCAAGAAGAAGCATTGTCAAATGTGTTTGATCTAAACAAATTTGATTTAGTAAAGCGTCGATGCGATTATGACCAGGTTGTTATAGGTATGTCTTGTGCTAAAAGCACATTTAATACTGCGGAAGGAATACGCATAGAATATGTAGATCCTGTCGACATAGTATACTCATACACTGATTCACCATATTTCGATGATCTTTATTATGTAGGCGAAGTTAAAAGAATGACTATATCTGAGTTAAAGAAGTTTTTTCCGCAGCTAACCAATGACGATATAAAAGAAGTCGAGGACATGGCCTACGACGGTTCTGTTTATAGATCACAAAAATATTCGGCAACGAGCCAAGATAACTTTGTAGATGTTTTGTTTTTTGAATATAAAACGTTTAATAATCAAGTATATAAAATAAAAAACACATCATCAGGTGCAAAAAAAGTCATTGAAAAAACAGATGAGTTTAATCCACCTAAAGATGCTAAGTCTCAGTTTGAAAAAGTACAAAGATCTATAGAGGTACTATACGAAGGAGCAAAAATAGTAGGTATGGAAAAGCTTCTTAAATGGAAATTGTCTGAAAATATGACTAGGCCTAAGTCAGATATAACTAAGGTCAACATGAGTTATTGCATAGTTGCCCCTAGAATATATCAAGGCAGGCCAGAATCTTTGGTATCAAGGATGACCTCTTTTGCGGACATGGTACAGTTGACACACTTAAAGTTGCAGCAAGTTATGTCAAGGCTGGTTCCTGATGGTATATATATGGACGCGGATGGACTAGCTGAAATAGATTTAGGCACCGGAACAAACTATAATCCACAGGAAGCATTAAATATGTACTTCCAAACTGGTAGTGTTATTGGTAGGTCAATGACCGCTGACGGAGACATGAACCCGGCTAGAGTGCCTATAACCGAATTGCAAAGCGGATCAGGTGGTGCTAAGATACAAAGTTTAATAACTACGTATAACTACTACATGCAGATGCTCCGTGACGTTACTGGTTTGAACGAGGCTAGAGACGGTAGTAAACCTGACGCTAACGCATTAGTCGGTTTACAAAAAATGGCAGCAGCTAACTCGAATACGGCCACAAAGCATATATTGCAGGCAGGCTTGTACTTATCATTACGTATGGCAGAAGTAACTTCTTTAAGGTTGTCTGATGCTATAGAATATTCAAGTACTAGAAGCTCTTTTATAAATTCATTAGGTAAGTTTAATGTGGCTACACTGCAAGAATTGCACAGTATGCACTTACACGACTTTGGTGTGTATATAAACTTAGCCCCCGATGAAGAAGAAAAGCAGCTATTAGAAAACAATATACAAGTTGCTTTACAAAGAGACCAAATAACTCTAGATGACGTTATAGATATTAGAGAAGTTAAAAATTTAAAACTAGCCAACCAGCTATTAAAGCTAAGAAGAAGAAAGAAAGCTGAGCAAGATAGAGCAATGCAAATGGAAAATATACAAGCTCAGGCGGCATCTAATGCCCAGGCTGCTGAAGCTGCTGCTGCTGTTAGTGTTCAGAAAGAACAAGCAATTGCTAGCACTAAGGGCCAACTAATAGCATTAGGGAACCAAGGCGATATTACTAAAATGGAAAGAGAGACCGATCTTAAAAAAGATATTATGGCTTACCAGTTCGAACTTGATAGACAACTTAAACAGTTAGAATTACAGGTAATTAGTAATAAAGAAGGTTTTAAAGAAGACCGTAAAGATAAGCGAACAAAAATTCAAGCTAGCCAACAAAGCGAATTAATTGATCAAAGAAAAAACAATAAACCACCTAAAGACTTTGAGGCAAGCAACGATTTGTTAGGCGGTTTTAATTTATAAACCAAATTTTTTATATTATATTATATTATGGATAACGAAGAAATTACAGAAGTAGTAGAAAATACGGAGCCAACACAGGCAGATCCGGTTGAAGTACAAGAAGTTGAAACAAATCAAGTTACAACTAAAACTGAAGACGGCTATAAAATAGATTTAACAAAAATAAATAACGAAGAAAATGTACGGAGGAAAGAAGAAAGTAACACCGACAAAGAAGAAAGTAACACCGACAAAGAAGAAAACAACACCGAAACCGAAGAAAAAGTATTAGAAGAAATTACAGACGAAGTTGTTGAATCCGTTGAGGAAGTAACAAAAGAGGCTGTAGTAAAAGAAATACAAGAAGCACAAGAGAGCAGCATAGATCTTCCGGAGAATATACAGAAAGTCGTTGAGTTTATGAACGAGACTGGCGGAACTTTAGATGACTATGTTAGACTAAACGCAGATTATAGCAACGTAGATGGTGATTCACTACTACGTGAGTATTATAAACAAACTAAGTCACACTTATCTAATGAAGAAATAAACTTCTTAATTGAAGACAAATTTTCTTTTGACGAAGAGCTTGACGAAGAAAGAGATGTACGCCGAAAAAAACTAGCTCACAAAGACGCTGTTTCTGAGGCTCAAGGGTTTCTTAATTCGCTTAAAGACAAATATTACGATGAAGTCAAGTTGGGTTCAAAGCTAAGTCCAGAGCAAAAAGAAGCAGTTGAGTTTTATAACCAGCATCAAGAGCAAGCTAAAAGCGGTAAAGAACTATCATCTCGCCAAAAGGAGCATTTTGACAACGTAACGAATAATCTTTTTAACGAACAATTCAAAGGTTTTGAATTTGAAGTAGGAGAAAAGAAATATCGATACAACGTTAAAAATGTTGATAGTGTTAAGCAAACACAAGGTGATTTATTAAATGTATTCAGTGAATATATTAAAGATGACGTATTAGCAGATGCTAAAGGTTATCATAAAGCCCTTTTTGCTGCTAGCAATCCCGATGGTTTAGCCAATCATTTTTATGAGCAAGGTAAAGCAGATGCAGTGCGACAAATGACGTCAGAAGCCAAAAACATTAATGTTAATGGTAGAAAATCTGACCCAGGAGTTATAGATGCAAATGGTACTAAAGTCAGAGTAATGGATGGTGACAACAGTTCTAAATTAAAAATAAAACTTAAAAATTACTAAAACATATAGAAAATGGGTGCAAGAACAGTGGAGCTAACTACTCCAACAACGGGGTTTGTGGATCCCGCACATTCGAAAGTTACTTTATCAAGTAACTATATTAATTTCGCTGATTCAAGTTTTGATACTTGGGGTCAGCAGTATCTTCCTGAGCTTTACGAACAAGAAGTTGAGCGATACGGAAACAGATCAATTTCATCTTTCTTACGGCTAGTCGGAGCTGAGATGCCTATGTCAGGCGATCAGATTATCTGGTCTGAGCAAGGTCGTCTTCACTTAGCTTACGGGTTAGCTGGAACAGAAAGCGCTGATGCTGCTATCGTAACTGCCTCAGCAAACACTATTGATGGTTTAGGAGCTAGCCACGCTCTTAGAGTAGGTCAAACAGTTGTTGTGAAGCTAGAAGCTGGTGGTGAAGTAATCAAAGCTTATGTTAGTGTTGTTGGTAGTGGTACGGCTACTATTCTTCCTTATGGGGGAGCTGCATTAAGCAACATGGGTGGTGCTGACAACGAAACAATTCAATTGTTTGTTTACGGTTCAGAATTTGGAAAAGGAACAGCTGGAATGTCTGGCTCTGTTAAGCCTGAATTCAAAAGCTTTAGCAACAAACCAATTATCATTAAAGATAAGTTTGAAGTATCAGGATCTGATGCCGCTCAAATTGGTTGGGTTGAAGTATCAGGAGAAGCTGGACAGGCTGGTTACTTATGGTATATGAAGGCTGAAGGTGATACTCGAACTCGTTTCGAAGATTATCTTGAAATGTCTATGGTTGAAGGTGAGCTTGTTGCTGCTGCTTCTACTATTGCTCTACCAACTGATGGTGGTGCTGGTACTGCAGGTACTGAAGGTTTATTCGCCGCTATCAATAGTAGAGGTATTGTATCTGAAGGATTTGGTGCTGCTAACGTAGCTGCAACAACTGCTAAAGAGTTTCAAGCTTCTATGGATAACATGTGTATCGAACTTGACAAGCAAGGTGCTATTGAAGAAAACATGCTTTTCTTAAATCGCTCTGCTGCCTTAGGTATTGATACTGGGTTAGCCCTCATGAACGGTGGATATGCTACCGGAACATCTTATGGTGTGTTTGAGAACAGCGAAGATATGGCTCTTAACCTTGGTTTCTCTGGTTTCCGAAGAGGCTCTTATGATTTTTATAAGACTGACTGGAAATATTTGAACGATCAAGCTACTCGTGCTGCTGTTGGTGGTATTGAGGGAGTTTTAGTT